ATGATGGTACAAGGACTATATACTAGATACCAAAACGCTATGGGAGTTGAACCAAGCTTGTACTCTGGAAGACCTGCAACAAGTGGACCTACACCTTACAGATCAACAGCAGAGGTAGTAGCTGCCATGTCTGATAAAAGATATGGTAAAGATGTTACTTATACTGAAGACGTACAAAGACGTTTAGCAGGTAGTGATGTCTTCGGCTAATGACTAAGTTATGTGCCAGAGGTAAGTCAGCAGCAAAGCGTAAGTTCAAGGTTTATCCTTCTGCTTATGCAAATGCTTATGCTGTTAAAGTTTGCAAAGGACAGGTCAAAGGACCAGATGGCAAGAAACGAACTGCGTCTGGTTACACAAGAAAATCATTGAGGATTTAACCATGCCATTAAAAGGTAAACAGTACAAACTAGATGTTGATGGTGATAAGAAAATCACTAGAAAAGATTTTATGATCTTATCTAAAAACTCCAAAAAGAAAAAGAAGAATGGCAAAGCTAACACCTAAACAAATAGTTACTCTTAACAAACATTCAAAGCATCATTCCAAAAAACACATGGACATGATGAAGAAACTTATGCGTGAAGGTAAAACATTTAAAGCTGCACATACAGCAGCACAAAAAGAAGTAGGCAAATGAGTTTACGCAGATGGTTTAAAGAAGAATGGGTA